AACTCACCCATTCCATCTGGAGCTGATTTTGCTGGAATGGCGTTAGCTGATAATGTACGTAAGCTTCCGCTATTAACACTTGATACTTCTGCATTAATAGCAGACATTGAAATATTGCTAGTTGGTACTGGCATTACTTAATTATCCCCGCTATATGATCCTCAAAGGCTTCAATTTTTTCAGTACGATTAGGCCATAGAATATATTCTTTTTCTGGATTCTTTTTTAAATTAGATAACAAGGGTAGAATTGCATTATATAAATTGTTAATTTTATCTTCTAAAGCTTTTACTTCAGCTTCAGTTGATGATGCTTTTTTTGATACTTCTTGTACAGCCTCAAGCTCGCTTTCATCAACGGCTGTAAAACCAAAGTCAAATTTTAATAAATCGTCTGCCATAGTTATTCCTCTATAGTCTTATTTATAATATTTTGAACTTCTTTTCTATTGTTTTTCTTTTTTTTATTTGTATGAACTTGAGTAACTCCATGTGTAGGTGTTTTTCTCCTAGGAAATATATTATCCCAAGCTTCTTGAAATTGTTTATCATTTACAATTTGAGGTCTTCTTTTACTTCCTTTACTCATATATCACCAATTATGTACTATATTTGCCATAATAAAAAATGCACACACAATGTTAATACCTACAATAAATGTACGTACAACTGCCACAACGTTATCGTATTCTTCTGTTTGCTCATCAGAAAAACTTCCAACTGCGTATTTCCATACTGTCCAAAATTTATTCATCTACTTTATACATTGTATACTTTACTGTAATTTCATCGCCTGGGTGAATATAATCTATTACAATAAGTTCTCTAAAATTAACATGTTGTAAAATAAAAGCGTTAGGCTTTTCAGAATGATTTATAAATCCACCAAGAGGTGTTCTGATTAAATGTCCTTCCCAATCAACATGAGTTCTTCCCAACCTAGCACTAGGTTCTAATAATTGTGTTGCAAAAATTCCTAAACCATGTATGGAGCTTTCTTTTATTGTTACACTATTCGGTAGCGGCCGGTACGTTTCTTTTGACAATTTTCACTCCCCTCGAGGTCAATATATTTCTCAATTTTTGTTTGTGTTTTGGTTTAGTTTTATTACTATTAATTAATTCAAATAATTGATCGTTTGAAAGTGTTTTGGCATATGAATGCTCCATCCATTTTTTACCGGTGGCTCTATCATATCTCATAACACTTGGTGCATATTTTGTTGGCATTATCTTTCCCTCATTTTCATTGTTTTAATACTACCATCTTTTTTTACTCTATATGCTTCAAATTGAACGTCTTGATATTCATCACTTAATTTTAATAAAGCATATAAGTTTTCAATATGATCATCAAACAATCTTATACGTTTATATTTTCCAGTATCTAAATATTTTCTAAATACTATCTCCTTATTTTTTGCTGAACTATCTAATCCTAGATTACCAGCTCTTTCAATATAGACATCCTTTAAAGGATATCCATTTGCTTCAAATGTTTTTAAAAAAAGATCTCTATCATCCATATCAGCTCTTGCTGTAACTAATATAACCTTTGATCCTCTTTTTGTAGCATTTCTTAAAATGGCTTTAAACTTAGTAACCATTTTTCCAATTGGTGTTGCTGTTTTATAAAATATTTTTGAAGATTTAAACTCTCCATAATCCCATTCTTCGCCACTTCTTAATTTATAATTATTATACTCTTTAGGCGATAGCTCTTTTACTTGGTTTGTGTTTTTATTTTTCACACGCACACGAGCATTTGAAGTAAACATTGTATCATCAATATCAAATATAGTTAGTCCTTTTCCGGCTGCGGCCTCGACTATATATTGTATTAATTCTTTTTTCATCTAAAATATTTTTTTATAACTTCTATTTTATCCTCAGCATTGGCGATTTTTTCCACTTGTGTTTCAATGGCTTCTACTATATCTGGATGTTCTCCAATGCCTGCGGCATTTCTTTGGTAAACCATAATATTAGCTTTAGCTACTTCTATTTCACCCTCTAATTTTTTAATTAAAGCTTCTAGTAAATAACTCATATTACCTCCCAAACAACTTACGTCGTTTATATTCTGTAATAGTATTTATAAGATCTTTTGTCCAATTGTCTCTATCTTCAATAAAAACTTGTGTTCCTTCATCACCAGCAATAAATACTACTAATTGTTTCATAGGCATTCCAGTTCTTTCTTCCCACATAATTGCATAAGCTGCACATTGCATAAAGTAACCAGATATCCATTCTTTCTTTTTAAATTTTCTAGATGTTTTATAATCAATAATACTATCAACACCTTTCCATTGGCCAACACAATCTACTCTACCAGCAACACCTAAGTGTTTAGAATATAATGGAGCTTCTTGTTGATATACTTTAGTTATTGATTCATCCAATATTTGTTGGGCATCTTTAAACGTTTGTATATTATGTGGCATTACTCCTTCTAAGTAATCTGGATCGTTGTTAACATATTTTTCAAATATATTATGAACAGCAGTTCCACGAGTACTGGCTTGAGTACTTATTCTATTAGCTTCTTCCTCGCCAACTCTTGCTCTCCATCTTTGTATAGCTTCTTCGCTTAAGATCGAAAGGACAGTAGTAATGCTAGGATAAGTATTCCCATCAGGATCGGTGTAGATTCTACCAGATCTAGAAGTTTGTGCAGTAAGATCGTTATATCCGAGATCAATTGGTTCATGTTTAAATTTATTCATTTTCCATTCTATGAGATTTATTTTTTGCCCAGCCTCTATACCATTTAGCACCATTTTTTTCTGCTTCTCTAAAGGTAATATTAGTAATTGCAATTGGAATAATTACTGCCATATGAATCCATATTGAAGATACAATACTATAATTATTCCATCCAATATATGTCCAGGCAAGAATACCAAAATAAGCACTCCACATAATAAATAGTACCATTGTAAAATAAAATTGTATTGATGGATCACCAATAAATCTTAAAGGATTATACCTATTATCCATTATTAATCTCCAACAATCAATAACAAACCAAACTAATTTTTTTATATATTTCATTTCAATTCCTATTTGCGTATTTATGATTTACTTCACTATGATGTTGTTCATCAGCTCTTACCTTTCGTATTAGATCTGATAATTTTGCATCAACACTCATATCATAATATTGTATAGCCAACCTAGGTGCTGGCACATTTTCTACTTCTCCATTTTCTACCATTTGTAAATATTGCGTATAACTAATAACAGCTTCTTCTTCAAAATAGGCTATCATCCTATGCGCAGTTCTATGACTAATGATATAGACAAAGAAATAAAAAACCATAAAAATAAATTGTGCTAATAATACTAATGCTCTTTCAAACCAATTTGGTTTTGTTAATTGTATAAAGAACATTAAATGCATTCGTTCGTTTTCTGCTTCTGCTAACATTTCACGAATATCTGGTCCATAGCCCATTTTCATTTTTCTTAAACTTTTAAAATGTAGCCACATTCCAGCAACCATACCAGGTACTCCAGCTATAGTTTCTAATACTACTGCTCTATGACCATATCGTTGTGCAAAAAAAGTATCTGCAATAAAACGAAAAAATGCAGTCATTGATTTAGCAAAAAAGTCACTCATTTTGTTTTTATTAAATGTCTATCTTTTGGTGGCATTCCACTTTTAATTCTATCTTGTACTTCTTTCCAGCCACCACCAGCTTTCTTTAAAACATTATTGTCATATACAAAGTTTACAGAAGTTATTTGCTGTTGTAAATCTGGATTATCTTTTTTAAATTGATCTAAATCTTTCCATGACATTGTATATTCTTTTACTTCACCTGTTTTTATATTTTTAAAATCATATCTAGGCATATGTAAACCACTCCGGTATTTTTCTTTTTGTCCAATCCATTTTAAATCTATGTTGTTTAGTATGATAAAACGCGCGATACGATTCAACCGGACATTCTAACATACATTCCGGATTTGAACTCATAGCTAATTTAAATTCAGTCATTTTAGTAACTGGAATATTATTAGGTAATTGTTCCAAAGCTTTTCTTAATTTAGTATCGGTTGAATGGGTTTTACCATATCTATATGTATACTCATCGCATAAAGCAGCAAAATGTTTCCAATGCCATCTATAATTGTACATTGATTCTCTTGTCCATATAGTGCAAGGATGATTAAAGTGACATGCTTTATAAAGTATATTTTCTCTGTCATCAGGCAATTCAAAATACTTTGCCATTGTTTTACCTGATGTTGATGGTCTTCTAGTTTCTACACCATCAAGCATACGATGAACTGTTGAAAGCATTTGAGCAGATTCAACAATCATTTTAACTACGTGCTTATCGCATTGATCTTGAGCTGCGATAATTGGATTTCTATCTAGTATAAACAAATTCATAATATATATTATAACACATTTTCAATTAAATGTAAAGGACTAAGTCCGGACTTAGTCCCTTACTTGTTTTGGTTAAGTTGTACCTCCTTAGTCTAAAGTTGAAAAAATATAACAAAGTTAGAGTAAGATCACCTCCTTTAATTTTCGTTAGCATTCGCCTTAGCTGCAGCTCTTCTCACCCGTGCAGCTTTAGCCCTTGGATTAGCCATTGGCTTCACAAGGAGATTGGGGAATGCTTCAGAAATCAACAAGGGTGTGATTCCGCTATATTTACCCATAAGTTTTTTCTCCTTCATAGTAAGTACCAGTTCAGCTTCGTCTGGATGTAATGATTCCAAAACATTAATAAACATCTTTTCTCGGCGAACTGCAGGCATGTTATCGCCTTGTCCTCCCTTAAAAAAATATTTAAAATAGCTACTCTGCTTGTACAAACTAGAAATTTCATATCCCTTAGGGGCATCATCTTTTCTATATGGTGGTTCTCCTCCTGGTAAGTTAAATTGAATGGTATCATCGTAGGATCCTTTAAGTATATTTCTTAAAGGCCTCGAATCTTTCGATTTAAGATAATTAATTTTATCTTCTTTTGTTGATAATTCTGCAGCTTTCTGCAAAACCTCTGATATCATATCATTAGCCATTGTAAAATTCCTCCACTACTTCAATCAAATTATTACATCTTTTTTTGATTAAATAATTTAATACTTTCATTTTCATAGCCGGCTTTTGACCATCATAAGTATTGATTATATTATTATATATATCTTCAGGTATTTCGTTTAGGTCAATTAGCTTTTTATTTCTTTGAAAATTTCTTTTTATTTCTTCCGGCATTATAGAACAATCATCAATCCAAGTATCGATAAGATTTTGTTTTAATGGTGTTTGCCTAATTTCATCTACAAAACAATTATCTGGAGATAGTATATTTGGTATACCATCACCTTTATCTCCACGGCATATATGTTCAAATAAATATTTCCTTGGGTGTTTATCTGTAACAGCTTTTTTCTGTATTGGTGAAAATTGTTTCACGTTTGAAAACTTTTGTAACTGAATGAAATCTTTATCTGAAGATACAATCATGATTGGTTCAAAGCTTCCAAATTCTTGTGTTCTATAAGTTAATGCACCTATTATATCATCAGCTTCACAACCTTCTAAATGCATAACCTTATATGGTAAATTTTGTTTTATTTCATCTCTTACTAAATTAAGTACTCTAAATATTTCATGCCAATCCATACCAGAATCATCACGGCCTTTTTTACGACTAGCTTTATATTCTGGATAAAATGATTTTCTCCAGGTATTCATACCATCAGCACAAATAACCATTTGGCCATAATCATTTCTATATCTTTTGTTATACATACGTATACTGTTAAGTATCATATGTCTTATCA